AGGCGGTAAAAAAATAAGGGACCTTATGAAAAATTTACTGGATTAAAATCAATCTCGCTTTCCCATTGGTGTTCGCATTTTTCACATTTAGCCGTAAACGTCCTTCTAATGCCAATTTTATTAACTTCTTCTATTAAGTCGCTAATCTTATCAGCACTCTTTTTATCTATATTCTGTAAAAATTCCTTAATAAATTTCTTGTCAGTTACATTTACGTTATTACTTTCGTCGACAACTTTTAACACACCGTTGACCATTAATTCGTATTTTGTTACAGCAATCTCTTTAAATGCTTTAGCAAAAATCTCAGATCGTTGAAGATCTGATAACGTTTGACTTTCCATTGCCCTTACTAGTTTGTTCTGTTCGAATTGTGCATGCAATCCCTTGAGCAATTCTGGGAATGTATATGGTTTGACAAATACACTTAGTCCAGTTTCAAGATTTACAATATACTCACTTTCTAGTTCAGTTATACCGTCTAGGGCATATTGCATATCTAACTTAAATGTATTTTCGTGATTGCATTTTGGGCATAAAAGTGAAGTTTCAAGGGTATCATTGTATGTTGCATAACGAACAGCCGTGATTAGCGCATCTATGTCGTTTGTTAAGAGTGCTTTAGGATTCTTAAGTGCAGGAACACAGCTTATTAACACTTCGATAAGTGCCTCACCATTTAGTAGTGCGTCGGGATTCTTTAAGGCAAGTTCGTCTTTACCAGTCATTGGCATAACCCCAACTTCACCACTGTCAGTATATTCTAGTACAGATGCTGGATAGTATGATGATCCGCTAGGAATTTTTAGATACAGTTTGAATGTTCTAAAATATTGCTTTAGCGGGTTGTTCTGTTGAACTTGTGGATCCATAATTCACCTCTGAAAATAATTTGATAAATAGTATTGATTACTATTTTCACTTATTTATCACGGGACATAACCAACTCTTTTTATGGCTGATAATTCTGTTTATATTGCTGGCGTTGCAGATGGTGCATTTGAGAATGCACTAGGTGATCTTCCGCCATGGGCATCAGAGGATACTGCGCTTTCTATTGAGACTATTCTTCGCAAATCTCTCGGCATTCAGACAAAAATGTTATCGGAAGCCGTTAAGAGTGTCAAGAGTGCAGGATCTGGCAGTTTATCTCCAGATGATATAAAGCAGGTAAACAACGAATTAGATAAATTTCATAGGCAGCTCAAACGGCAAATTGAAGATGGTGCCAGGGACAAGAAGCTTAGAAAAGATCTAGAAAAAGACGATAAAGAAAATCTAACTCGCGGCAGGAAACTTAATACAGGAAGTGAGAAATTAACATACGTCCTTACGGGACTTGCCACTGCAGGAACCAAAGTTGCCGGTGTATATTCGGACTATATAGATGTATACGATTCTATGTATAAGTCTGGTATTAATTTGCTTGCAGGGCAGGATGGTATAACTGACGGATTTGAGTCCTTAAATCACTTAGTTAATGAAACCGGTCTAAGATTAGCGACACTACAGAAAGTTGCAGAAAAATATGCCACAACAGTTAACGTCGTTGGTATGATTAAATTTGGTAAGGCAGTTGCCAACGCCAGCACACAGATGCAAACGCTTGGATATAGTCAAGAAGCTTCAGCCGAATTTATTGCCAATATGATGGAAGCTGAACAGGGTTACTCAAGCATTCGCGGGATGTCGGCGGAAAGAATGTCACAGGATGCTATCAAGCTTGCTGGACAGATGGATAGACTTGGTAAGACTGTGGGTATGTCGCGTGAACAACTTGCAGAAAATCTGAAAAATTCAGGCAAAACGGCTAATATGGCAATGGTGTCTGCAAAACTAGGCTCCGAAGCAGCCGCCCGTGCAAATGCTAATATGGCAGGATTAGATCCTAAGATAAGAGAAGTAATGACTAAGATGCTTGCATATGGTAATCCAGCACAAGTTAGTGAATACGCAACTATTGTTTCTGCTGGCTCAGCCGATGTTGCTTCTGCGTTTGAAAACATTGCAAAATTAGCTACTACTATGGATGATCCTGCATCATTTATGAAGTCAATTCAGGCATTTGGGAAAATGGTTGAAGCTCAAACTGGGACAATGGGAAATCTAGGTAATTTTGGTGATGCAGGCCAAGATGCTGCCAACATGCTCTACGCATTTACACAGCAAGGCAAAGTAGTTTCGGATACATCAAAAACGCAATTAGATAATGCACAAAAGACGCAGGCGTCAGTTGCAAGATTACAAACCGAAACCCAGAGATCTATGGCATTGCTGGAAGCGGCATTTTTTCCACTAACTGAACAGGTAAATCTAGCAGCAAAATCATTGAAGATGCTCAATGATGTTGCATATGCCGGGATTAAAACAATTGATGCAGAAATAAGAAGCTGGATTGGTGTTGGCATAGCTGTAGTCGGTTTTATTTCGGGGCTGGTATTAGCCCGTGGTGCGCTGACAACTTTTGCTAGTCTATTTGGAATTCAAGCCACCGCTGCAACAACCGCAACATCAACACTAGGTGGTTCCATTATGTCTGTACTTAAACCATTAGCTATTCTCGCCGCTGCATTTGTGGCTATGACTGCTATAGTAGCAGGAGTCGACGCAATATTTGGACAATTTGGTGTAGGTGGCAAACCAATTGATTCAAAACAGGATGATACTAATTGGGATAGAATGAGTGTTTTGCAGAAAGCAGAATCAAGTCTCGCCCGTGGAGTGGAAAAAATAGGCTCAGCGCTCTTTATGGGTAACTTGGCTAATGAAGCCGCTGCCGATCGCATAAAAGCCGAAACAGAATATTTCCGTAAGAAAGACGGCACAAGCAAGGAAAATCAGTCTGATGCTGAGACATCACGACTTGCTAGAAAGTCAGCTGAAGTTACTATTGCTAAACCTACAACTATATCAGTACCTACTACACCAATGGCATCGACTATTGATAGTCCGTCGTCTGTTGATGTTCAGCCACCCAAGGTACCTGAAGCATCTGAAACTGTCCCTTCTTCATCCACGATAGCAACCGCCACAATACCTAAACCGGCAAGTAATGCTGACATAAATAGCTTACTTAGTTTTCAGAGTAATCTTTTAGAACAAATCTTACTTAGCTCAAATAGCCTGATATCAGTAAATAAAGACATTCTTAAGGCTGCAAGGAATCATTAATGACATGGAAGAAATTTTTTAAGCCCGTTAACTCGGTCTTACCTGTAGCACAAAGAGCAGTCGATAGCACATCTGCTTATGCATCAACGGCCAAATATAGTAATTGGCTTCCTGAAGTTTATGCTGGTCCTCCAGATAGATTACAACGATATGCAGTTTATGATCAAATGAATTATGATCATGAAATTCATGCAGCAGTTGACACAATTGCAGACTTTGGTACAGAACCTGATGAAGTATCAAAGCTTCCGTTGATTATTAAATTCAACGATGATCCGACTCCATCCGAAATTCAAATTCTAGAAAAGACATTAGGGCAATGGATTAGACTTAATAAACTAACGCGTCGCCTTTGGGGTATGTTTCGAGCCACACTAGTATATGGTGATCAATTCTTTATCCGTGATCCAGAAACATATAAACTTTACTGGATAGATCCTGCTAAAGTTGAAAAGGTTATTGTAAACGAATCCGATGGTAAGAAAATTGAAAGCTATTTTGTTAAGGACATCGACCTTAACATGAAGAGCTTAGTTGCAACAAACCAACTTAATAAACTTTCTAATGAAGCGTTTGGATCCAACAGTATTATATTCTCGCCTCCTATGCAGGGAAATATGAATTATGTTTCCGGTGGTTACGGCGGCGCAGGTACAGCTAACTATCAAGACGGCGGAGCTACGGCCGTAGATGCTGAACATATTGTGCAATTATCGCTTACAGATGGCATGAATGCTGCATGGCCCTTTGGTCTTAGTATTCTAGAGCAAATTTACAAGGTTTACAAGCAAAAAGAATTGCTTGAAGATGCTATTCTAATTTATCGTGTACACCGTGCTCCAGAGCGTCGTGTATTCTTTATTGACGTCGGTACTATGCCACCTAACAAGGCTCAACAGTATCTTGAACGTATCCGTTACGAAGTACAGCAAAAACGTATTCCAAGTAGAACTGGCGGCGGCGCTAATGTGACTGACTCCACATACAATCCTATG